AAGCCGGGAACCTTCCCGCCATCAGAGTCATAGATGCCGAACTTCCCGCCACCCTTAGAGCCCATCGACATGGCCCTGTCGTAGATGGCCGTGCCGCTCTCCGTGTAGGAGACGAGAACGTTTACCGTCTTGGACCCCGGGATGCCATTGACCGCTCCGGTGATCTGCTCAGCCATGCGCTTCGCCTGATCCGACATCCACGACTCGATGCTCACGCCCTTGGGGATGCCGAGCACCTTGCGGGCAAGCTCATCCGCGGCGCTGCCAGTAATGCCAAACTTCCCGGCAACCCCGATCAGATCGCTGTATGTCTGGCCGAGCTTTTTCTGCAGGTCGGACTGAGAAGCACCGTTCTGCGCCATCGCCGTCATATTGCGCATACCGGCCGCCGCCACAGCATCAAAGGCAGCCTGATTGGCTAGCGCAGCCTTACTGTTGCCATCAAAGGCCGTGCCATTCTTGGCAATCGCATCATCCACCTCCGCAAGAGACTGGATGTAGTTACGGTTCGCCTCGTTGGCATTGAGCTGCGCATTCCCAGTGTTGAACAGCGCATCAACGAACTTGTCGAGCGCAATCACCGTGCCGTCAGCAGCGAGGCCAACCTCAGCAAGTGCCTTGGACTGGTCCTCACTGATCTGCTTCTGGATCGCCTGAACCTCAGTCGCCTTGCCATTGGCCTCGGCAAGTGCCTGAATGCGCGGAGGAATGCGACCATAAGCCATCTCGAGGAGTTCGGCGTCACTGGCCTGCACCCCGAGGGCGGTTGCCTGCTGCTTGAGCGCATCCGTGTAGGACGGCATGAGCTTGAGCACGTCAGTTGCCGACATGCCAGCCCGACCCTGCGCCTTAGCCGACTTGTCCGCCTCTTCGGCAATCATCTTGAAAGCGGCACCAGCACGGCCGATTCCACCGTTAGCCACCAGCCCAGAGAGCGACTGATCAAGCCCGTCCACCGACTTCTGGAGCCTCGCAATAGGCTGAGAGGAAACCATCTTGCGGAGCGCGTCGTCAAAATGGATGAGCTTGCCATCAGTAAGCCGGGCGAAAGCGTCACCAACACCGTTGACACCATCCTCCATGCCCTGGAACTGCTTGTCGTAAGCACCCTTGCCAGTGCTGAGAAGAGCCTGATTGAAGTCCTCAACCTTGCCCTTAGCCTCCTGGGTGCTCGAAATGATCGTGTCGATAATCTGGAGCGCCATAAGCGCCGCCACAGCTACCCCGGCGCCCTTGGCAAGCTTCCCGAGCGAGCCAACGAGAGACGAGTTGGACGCCGCAAGGGCCTGCAACTCAGTCCGCGCTGCCAAGATCTTCGGGATGGTCATCATTAGCGCGCCGCCGAGCAGCGTGACGCCACCGACGATGCCAGCGATCGACGTACCAAGAGAAAGGATCGGCGCCGGGATAGACCCAATAGCGTCCACCAAGTTGTTGGCACCCTGTGCGAGCTTGCGGAGCATATCATTCATGCCCGACCCGGACTTGATGAACACCGAGTCAATCGACCCGCCCAGCTTCTCAATGTCGCCATTGAGGTTGTTCTGCGCAATGGACGCCGTTATCGCCGCATAGCCCGAATCGTTGACCTTCTGCGTCCACTCATCAATGCCGGAAGCGCCCTGCTGGTAGAGGATGTTCGCCACGCGGATGGCATCAGAGCCGAAGATCGTTGCAAGCGCAGAGTTCCGCTGCTCCTGAGTGAGGCCACCCAGCGCACCCTGAAGGTTCCCAGCGAGCGCCGACATGCCCACAAAGCGCCCCGAGGCGTCGTAAGCCTTGATGCCAAGCTCAGCCATCGTGTTCGCGGCCTCTTTCGAGGGATTCGCGAGCATCAGCAGCGAAGTCTTGAGGGACGTGCCAGCATCCGAACCGAGCAGGCCGGCCGACGCGAACGACGCCAGAGTCCCAACCGTCTCATCAATGCTCATGCCCATAGACGACGCGACAAGGCCACCCTGCTTGAGCGCCATGCCAAGATCCTGCACCGAGCCCTGCGCCTTGCCCGCCCCAGCAGCGAGAAGGTCAGCAACATGGGGGATCTCCGAACCCGACAGCTTGAACTGCGTCATGGCCGTTGCTGCGAGCTCGGCCGCGTCCGCAACCTCCATCGACCCGGCCGCCGCAAGTGCGAGAGCGCCGTCAAGTCCGCCATTGAGGATGTCCGCAGTCGAGACGCCAGCCTTGGACAGTTCCTCAATCGCCTGCCCAGCCTCCTTGGCAGAGAAGGCCGTGTCCGCGCCGGCATTGATGGCGGCTTCCCGAAGCTGCGCCATCTCATCCGTTGTCGCATGGGTGGCCGACTGAACCTTAGACATCTGCTCGTCAAACTCGGCATATGCCTTCACCGCAAGGCCGACCCCGGCAAGGATCACGCCGCCGACGAGAGCAAGCTTCTGGCCCGCCTTCTCTACGCTCTCCCACTTCTTGGCGGTCTGGTCAGCCGCGCTCTGCGCGTCATTCAGGGCCGAGCGGAAATTGCCCACCTCAGCCCGCAGGCGAACAACAACGGAACGATCAGCCATGGCCGAATACCTCCAACGTATGGTCTAATTACGGGCATGACTTCTCAGGGGACCACTCAGGCAACAACCACCACCCGCGGCCCAGGCGCGGCACTCCGCATCGTCGGTATCGCCTTCGCGATTTTCGGCGTCGTCACGCTGCTCGTTGACGCCACCCAGGTGGGCACCATTGGCATCGGATCGCCAATCGCTCTCACCATCGCCGCTGTCCTTCTCGGCGCCGGATACTTCATTGGTTACCGGAAGCGCTGACCTGTTCTAGGTCGATCGAGGCGTAAAGCAACTGCCCCGGTTCTGGCTCCCAGCCCTTCGGCTTGGACCGCCGCCACTGTTCAGTGGCCGCCGTGGCAAAGCACATGCCCGTCTCCGGCTCCCACCAGCCGTCATACTTCTCATCCCGGCACAGCACGAGCGGGTGACCGCACTGCTTGCACAGCCCTTCCTCATAAGCGGTAAGGGCCAGTGTCAGAATGCGGTCACGCGCCGTCCACTCACCCGTGCCGCCCAACCATGCAGTGGGCGGCTGGTGGTAGTCACGCGCCGTCTTGAGCAGCGCGATTACTCCCGGCCAGTTTCCTGACCAGAGCGCCTGGGCAAAAAAGCCGGTGACACCTCCGGCTGCTCACCCGTCGCACGGAAAACAGCGTTCCAAACCTTCGTAACCTGCGCCGGCCCCAGAGCCTCGCGCATCTTCTGGACCTGATCAACGGTCAGCTTCGGCTCAACGGATGCAATCGCAATCTCATGCAGCATCCGATCCTCGGCGCGAACCTCACCACGCTCCACCTTGGCATTGAGCACAACCGTCTCAGATTCCTTCACGGCCCGGACACGGATCGTGCGAGCCGAAGCCTTGAACTCAGCCACCACAGCTTCATACTGCTCGCGAAGCACGGACGGCGACTCGCCCTCACCCAGCGACCGCTCGAGGTCTTCGTCCCGCTCGGCCTGACCAATGCGCCGGATCAGATCATCAGCCTTCGCCAGCAGATCAGCGCGGCCATACACCTCCACACTGTGTTCGGGCAGCTTCGCCCCGGTCAGCCATGCGTCAACGTCAAACATTGTCGGGTCAAGCTCGGTCATCTGTGGTTCTCCTGTGGTTCTAGGAAGTCTCGTGGTTCTAGGTGGTGCGCCTCCCCCCAGCGGAACCACCACACTGGGGGGAGGGAACTAGGCATCAGGCGCCAGCGGCAGCCTTGATGTTGTCGTAGCCCTTCGTGAACAGGAGACGAGTCGGGCGCTTGATGTAGCCCGTGCTCTCCGGCTTCTTCGGGGTGTCCGTGGTGACCTCGCCGCCGAGATAGATCTCGTCCTCAGCCACCCACGCATCGGTGGACAGCTTCGAGGTCTCACGCGCGTAGCACCACAGGCGGGTGCCCTTGGTCTTCACCGCAGCGAACACGGCATCCTCGGTCGCGTCAGCCTTGCCGGTCGGGTCGAAATACCGGAACGGCGTGATGCTGCCCTCCCAGTTGGAGGCGCCCAGGCCGGAAGCGTTGCCCGTATCGCACAGCGCCTTCTCGTCAACCGTGTCCGAATCCGCGGCGGACCACGAGAAGTCAGACATGAGGATGCGGCACGACGCATCGATACCGGCCTCAAGCTCGGTAACGGTCGGAGCGGCAGGGTTCGCCGGCTCAGTCGTGAGGATGGTGAACTTAGTGTGGCCATCGGCCAGGGAACGAGGCATCAGCTCTCCTTATTCTTGGCGGCGCGGCCGCGGGTTGACGGGGGCAGTTCAAAATCGAAACCGGGCACCCCGGCATCGGAGAGAGCAAGCCACTCACGAGGAATGACCTGCTTATTCCCGGTAGCCTTCGCAACCGCAGTCACGAAAGCCTCATCGGAAACATCGGGGACCGGCACAACGTCCGGATCAGGGGTAGGCGCATCGGCCATTAGGAAACCTCCGGGCAAAGGGAAAGCCCCCGGAAACCCGAGGGCTCAGAATGGATAAGGGTCAGGCCGGCTCAGACTGGAGCGTGTACCCGTCCACCGCGAAAATCGGGTGAGTGTTGGTGCCGGGAACCGTGATGTCTCGATCCGGGCCAATGTCGAGCAATGGCTCCTGCCGCATCTCGTGCACCTTCCGCCCCGGCACAGACGGAACAGCACGGTTGAGCGCCCGGCGAACACCAGCCAACACCACCAGGCAAGACTCGTAATTGGCACCGACGCACGTAGCGCGCAGATTGATGGTCAGGTCAGAAGGCGTCGAGTCAAGCGACTCGGAACCCTCAAGGCCCGCATCGCCCCACAGCACCACATACGGGAAGGCCGGACGCGACGGCGTGTCGAAAAGGTACACCGCGAACCGCGATGGGATTAGAGCCTTCACGGCCTCGTAATGCTCCCGGATCACAGTTGCCAGAACCCCCGCTCAATGATGTCCTTGATGCGCCGCTCAACGTCTGGGGCCTCAGCCTCAAGCGCGCCCTTGGGGTCAGGGACAGTGGCGCCACCAGGGCGCGACGTTCCGAAATAGGCAACGCCAGCCAGGACCCCGCGCCGAGGCCCGATTTCGGCCTCAATCTTCCCCGGGGTATCGCTCATGCTGAAAGAGATCGAGCTAGGGAGCCGCCTAAAGTGCGGATGGCCCATAGCATCCTTGCGCATCTGCTCTTTGATGTTCAGCGCTCCCCGTTTCACGACGGGAACTAGCTTGTCCTCAACATGCGCCGCAACCTGCCCCAGGTCCAAAGCCAACTGCCGCAAATCGTTGGCCATCAGCCTGCCACCTCCTCAACGCTCAAACGCTGAGCCGTAGCCCACGTTTTGCGCAGCGAGTCAGTCACTCGGAACACCAGCCCGGCGTGCACTGGGTCATAGGCCGCGGAATCGATCAGCACCTCATCGCCAACCCAAACCGGGGCGGCCGTCACCGGGATATGCAGTTCAGCGTTCTGCATCGTCCACGAATGCAGCCCGGCCTCGGGCGTAGATGCCTGGACCCGGTTGTGCTGCACCTTGCACCGTCCCTGATACACAATCGCCGAATCGGGGGTCACCGCGCCCGTTTCCGGATCAACACTCGCCCCAGAGACGCGCCGCACAGTGCATGTATCAACCATCAGCGACTCGGCACGGGCGCGCGCCCTCTCGAGCGCCCCAGCGAAACTCACGCCGCACCAAACGGACGAATCGTGAACGCATCCCCGGCCGCAGACGGCAGAATCAAATCCCACTCATCCGAAGTCAGGAACAACGCCCCAGACGACAGCGAACCGTCAACCGTCCGGGTCTCCGTCGCGTCATCAATGCCCGTCGTCACCGTCCGCAGACCCTCCGGATTACGGAGCACACGGATAACAGCCTGAGACACCACACGCCGGACAGCCGCCTCACGCACCGTCCCCAAAACGATCAGCGCATCAACATCCGGGATACGCTGCGCGATCTCCGCTTCCAGATCATCAATCCACGCACCAGCCGCCGCGGACTCAGCGGCGGTGAGAGGGCGCATCAGGCGCACCTCGACATCAGCCGTGGTCGTATAAGCCACAGCGCCCTCCCATCGCTACTCGCTCTTGCGAGGCCGGCCGCGCCGCTTGGGCGCGTCCCCGGCCTTCTTCTCCGGCTCCGTGAACCCCGCCTCAAGCAGCCGGCCGACGAACGCATCAGCGACATCGACCGGCTTACCCGTATTGGGGTTAATCAGGATCACGGGGCAGTGGTGGCGCCCGTGAGCTTCACGAAGTGAGCGCCGTCGCGGACAGCGAAACCGACCTCAATCTCGGCCAGGATCGCGAACATGTTGCGCTGCCACAGGTTGAGCTGCGTGCCGCCCTTGTTCACAGTCGCCTGATCCGACACGGACACCTTGATGCCCTCAACCGAGCCCCACACAGCCGAGCCGGCGAAGTCGCCAGCGAAACCGATGGTGTTCGGGGTCGCGCCCGCGTCCTGCGGGTCGTTGAACACGGCCTTGGCCTTGACGACGGGACGGCCGAAGAGCTGCCCGACAGCGCCAGTGGAGGCCGCAACATCGCGGAGGAACACGTAGTTGCCCTGCGCGTCCTTCGCGGTCATGATCGTGCCCTCAGCCTGCGGGGACACCAGCCAGTGCGAAACGTCGCCGCCAGCAGTGCCAACAGTCGTGAGCGCGTTCACCAGATCGCCAACAGTGTCCGTCGCGTCAACGGCGACAGCCGTCGAACCCGAGAGGACATCGAAGTTCGAGCCCGGCGCGGTCCCGTGAAGGATCGTCGCGTCGAACTTGCGGCCGAGGGCCGAAGGCAGGCGGCGGGCAAGCTCGGCATACAGGGCCGGAAGGTCGCGGCGGAACTCGTTCGAGAACGTCTCGATCACGGCCAGCTTGTAAGGCGTGATGGACTTCGAATCCACAGTGGCGTCAGAGACCGGCTTCTCGGCGGTCTCGTTCACCCAGTCAGCCGAAGCGTCCCCGGTGATCATCGGAACAGTGATGCCAGAGCCCGGGAGGTTGATGCGCCGGGCAGCCTGCATGATCACAGACTCCTGGACAGCGTTGCCCCAGATCTCCGAAGAGACATCCTTGGGAAGCAGCGCAGAAACGCCCGCGCTACCGCGGTTAAGATCAATACCAGCCATTGTGGCCAGCCCCTTTCAGGAAGTTAGGAATTCAGGTTGTCCTCGAGGAAGCGTGCGAACTGATCGGCAGTGCTTGCCGATCCCTGCTTGCCCTTCGCGCCCTGCGACGGGTCAGGCTTCGGGGTGTTCGTGGCTCCCTTGAATGCAAGTAGCGCAGCGGCGGACGCCTCGAGTTCTTCGCGGGTCGCGCCGGCGAGCAGCCCAGCGGGCACGCCAGTCTCGGCTGCCACCTCGGCGCGGGTCGCCTTGGCCTCGAGCTCAGCCGCCTTGCGTTCGGCGGCCTCAAGTCGTTCAGCGGCCTTCTGCTCGGCCGTCTTCTGTGCTTCCTCGAGCTCGGCCAGTTTCGCGGCGCGGGCCTTGAGGTCGTTGTAATCGGCGTACTTGCTGCGCTCCCGGGCAAGACGCTGGGTGAGGATGCGGTCAAGGTCTTCCTGAGACGTGATCGCCTCGAACTCCTTGCCCTCGCTTTCGCCCTGCTGCTCGGTGTTGTTGTCTCCCGCTTCAGCGGTGTTGTTCGTGGTCTCGGACACGCCGGACACACCCCTCTCCGTTTGGCCTCGTCAGGCATTGATGTGAACCACGCAGACGGGCGCGTACCGCTTCGCGGGAGAACCGCGGAAGTCTTATCGGGCGATCGGCACATTCGATGTTCGTTTAAGCCTGAGCCGTATCCGTTGGACGCACGCTAGGCCCCGATGATTTAGCCGCCCATTGAGCGGCGGGCCGTGATCTTCGCAGACGCATTGCCCTGGATGATGATGTTTCGGAAGTCGTTCTCAGCGGCCGCCGACAGTTGCGGGGTGAGCTTGCCGCGACCGAACGGGTTGCGCCCCTCGCGCACGGCATCCCAATTCGCCTGGGCATCGAACGCGCGCCGCTCAGCAGACGTCATCGTTGCCCGGACGTTCGGGTCACGCACGCCAGTCTCACGAGCCCTCAGAACCGCCTCACGGGCGCCCACGCGGGTTCCGCCGCGTCCCAGTGCCCCGAACCCCTCACGCTGCCCCAGGATCGCTCCCTGCGGGTTCTGACCGCCCGGCAATAGGTACCCGTAGCGCTCGAGCTCCCGAAGCGTCTGCTCGCGCGGCAGGTTCTTCCCGTAGATCGCATCCGGCGTCAGACGCGGCCCACGAGTGTTCCCGTAGAAACCCCGCTTGGACGTGCCCTCAGACGTGACCAGACCGCCCGGCTTCATGCCACGGCGCGAGTTCACGACTTGGAACATGT